CCATCGTCGACAACCGGTATCAGCATCCCGCTTTTGTCAACTGCGGTGGTCACATAATTCCCGAAACACTTCAGGTACCCGGGGTCAAGTGTCGTTGCTTCGGCATCTGTGTACATTATATTGCCCACACAGATACCGGTCGCATTTCCCGTAAATTCGATGCAGTGCTGAGCGGAGGTCATATTAGTGACTGTATTGTTTACAATATAGACCTCTGTATCGGCATCGTTGGACCAGATGGCTGAAACGGCAAAGTCACCGAAGATTACATTGTCCTCGAGATGAATGCCCACGAGTGCAGCGTTACCCAAATCTATGAAGTGATTAGGCGCAGCGCCAGCATCGTCGTTCTGGGCATAGCAGCCAACTACTTTTATGTAGGTTGCGCCGCTGATCACATCGATAGTATCGAGAAACTCGAAGCTATTGGTTGTCGGCTTGGGGAACCTGCAGTACGCAAGTGTGAAATAATCACCAGCGGCCTCTACGTCAATCGCCTCGTTAACATCGCTCACCCCTGCGATAAACTGGAAATTGACAATAGTCACGCCCGGAGCGCCGATAGCGAAAGCACCGGTTGCTGTTCCGGTGTAGGTAAACGCCGGGGCAAGGGACCCTGAGCCGAGTCCTATAATAGTCAGACCTTGCACATCCACATCTACCTCGTCGGCGGCAGCTCCCATCGTCTCGGCATGACCCTGTGCAACATAGATAAAATCGTTGCCATCGCACAGGTTTATTGCCTCGTCGAGAGTGTCGCGGGCATTGTCCCAACTTGTGCCATCGCCTTCGTTAGTTACATTCGAATTAACATAATACACCGAGCCAATACCCGGGCTCTGGCCTAATTCGACTAACGCATCGATGTCCCTTGCCCAGTTGGTGCCGAAGTCCTTGTACCTGCCGGTCCTGAACCAGTCGGAGGGGATCGGCGTGTTCTTGGCCCCGAGATTATACTGGGTGGCATTACCATAGCATGGTGCCGTCATCAGGAGTATTGTTACAAAAACCAATATCTTTTTCATCGTTCTGACCTTTCAATAAATTTCGTTTCTATTTCACTGCTTTTACAACTCTTACTTCTGCTCTTGGTCTTGGCCTATGATGCTGCTTCTACGTGGTCAACCTGCAGTGCGGCCTCTTCCGGTGAATCGGCCAGCGCTGCGAAGATCGTACCTGTCGTCGCGGTGGTGAAGACATTGAAGTACAATCTCAGGTACCTCTGGTACTGCATGACCGGCATCGGGATATTCAGCAGCAGTGCGCTTGCCGTCAGTTGTGCCAGCGCCCACCGGCCCAAGATGTAGTCCTTGAGTGCCGTGGCAAACCCCGAATCGGTATCGGTCTGCATCCGTATCTCCAGGGAGACTATGGATGCGAACACCGTGCCGACCCTTGCGATGATATACATGGCCTTGCCTGCCCCTAATTTGATGTTCGCCGAGTCCAGGTCGATTAGATTGGTCGATGCGGCATCGGTGGTAATCGTCTGATAGTTGTCAGCGTTGGTACCGGCACTGTACGCATAGGTGAAAACATTATTGATATCGTACATGACTATTCTCCTTAACTTAATTTTTTTGCTTTTACTTAACTTTCACTAACTACTCTAACTTCTGCTTTGTGGCTTAGCTGACCGTGGCCTGCGTATTGGTGATCTGTGCCACTTCTCTGACCGGGATACCCCAGAATCGTATTACCGGCCTTGCGAACGGCCCTTCACCTTCTCTGTCCTGTGTGAAGTTGGCGTTGCCCTTCTCGTTCGCTCTTTTCATCATCTGGCTCTTGATTGTCCGGTTGCAGTAGATGACCGCTCCCATACCGCCGTCCTCGAGGTCGTTGTAGGCGTCGATAAGCAGTTCCTCATCGAAGCTAAAATCGTCAACCCCGTCGATATTGGAGGTCGAGATATTAACGACCCTTTTAATCATCCGCGGGTCGGCGATATCGATTCCGAACGCGACCTGGAACCACGACTGCATCGCCGGGTACTTGGCGTTGTTGGAGGTATTCAGGGGGTCGAGGACCAGTACCTCGCCGAAATCACGCATCTTAATGGGTGAGCCGCCGGTGTCCGAGTTGGGCATGTTGCGGGGATAGATCATATTGACCTTCTTGAAGCCGTACTGAATGATGTAGATACTGGTCTTATTGGCTGTCGCTGAAGCATTACCGCCGGCGTTGTCGTAAACATAGTCGGATGACAGTGCATTGTAGTCGCTGCGGTTATTGATACCGTTCACCTGCAGCGGGTTCGTGGTGCGGTTGCCGTCGAAAATTCGGCTGACGTGGGTCTTTGTGAGTCCGTTGATGAAGAACGCGTCCTCCTTGGTCCTGGCCGCCTCCCAGCCCTCCGGCTGTTGACGCAGCATATCGGCATCGGGCTCCGAGAAGCCGGCGAGCAGTGTGGTCGGCTCGTTGACGACCTCGGTAACGCCCGCTTCCCTGGTAACGCCCTGACCGAACATACGCTCAGCGCCGGTCGGTTCCGTTACTGCTCGGGTATGCTGATGGCTGCTGCCATCGTTGCAGCCGATCCAGGTTGCATCCATCACGATGGCATTAGTTTCGCTGAGCACGTCCACTATGTCGGCAAGCCCGCCGTCCGGGTCCTCCCTGCGGACCAGCTCAGCTAATGTCAAATTAGTTCCTAAAGCTCTCGTCGCCATGAGTACTCTCCTTAAAAGAATTAACAATTAACGTTAAACTTTGCGGAGAGGAATCTGACGTACTTATCAGGCTCTCCTGACACTTTACGGCTGCTAACCGGAGCACGCTTTGTGCTCAAAGCATCAGGCCCACCTTGCGGCGGGGAGTCTGAAACTGCCTTATAGGCAGATAAAATCTATTCACTTGTCAATATCGTTGCCTCTTTCAGCTTTTCCACTTCGCTTTCGAGCGAGGCGATTTGCAGTTCGAATTTGAGGCATTCATCCTCGAGTGCGATCTTATCAACTACAATTTCTGCTATCGCCTTTTTCTGCTCATCAACTAATTTTCTCAGCTCTTCCGCTTCGGTTTTGAATGCTGCCGCCTCTTTCTTACACTCATCGATGGCCGTTTGCAGTCCGTTATTTTGTTTCTTGAGCTGCTCGATCTCGGTCTGCTGGTTTATCAAATTGAAGAGCACCTTTGTTTTCTCACTATTGCCATATACGATTATGGTCTCGAACGGTACCGGCTGCAGGTACGAATCCAGCGGCCGCGGCACCTCAACCGGGACCACATCGTCCCAGCCCGCCGCCAGGGCGACATTCAAAACAAACAATATCGCCATAACCATCAGTAATCTTGTGTTTTTCATTTCCTTTGTCCTTTCTCAATTATCATTCGGCAAAATAATACTTCTGTTCGGGGCCGCAATCAACGGCCCTTCTTCCTGTTTTAGGTGTATTAAATAACATTCCTTGCCTTTGACCAAGCCCGTTAATATCGACATTTGTTCGGCCCAGTCATCCGGCACCTTTTCATCAACCGTCCTTTTAGTAACAATCAACGTCGCTTTTCTGGGGTCTTTGGGCGGCTTAAGGCCCCTGACAAGGCAGTAAAATAATTTGAGCATCGTTTCCACGTCGACCTTGCCCTCGGCAAACTCTTTTTTTGTCAGGCAGCATCTTTTATACTTCTTACCGCTGCCGCACGGGCATGGCTCGTTCCTGCCCGGCTCTTTATCTTGTTTTCGTTGTGGAAACTGTATCACTATGTTTCACCTAACTGTGCCTTCGTTCTGCCATACAGTGATTTCTTCTTACCGCCGCCACCGGCTCCAGCTCCACCACTCAGGACCTTGGCATCCAGTGTCTCCAGCCCTACCTTATGGAACAGCCGCAGTGTGGCAAGGGGCACTCCCGCTTCCCGCCACTTGGCGAGGTCAGCGGCATTTTCGTATATATCGGCCTCTTTGAGCTTCTTTATCAGTTCCTCGGTGCCGAACTTATTTATCGCCGCCAGTGATATCCTCGCATTGGCAGCTAATTTATCGCCCGGCCAGTCGGTCTTTAGTGCAGTACTCTTTTCATCGAACGCTTTCTGTTTTTCGTCCGCTGCCGTCGCTGCCGCCTGTTTATCGGCCTCGACTATCGCATTAAATGACCCTATCTGGAGCTCCTCGAACGCCTGCGATAATGCCAGGACCAGTGCCTTCGGCGCCTTATGCTCGAAGAGTATCGACCGCATTTTGTCCTCTAATTCCTGCGAGCGCTCCATACCCTCCGGCAGTTTCTCCGATTTATAGAACTCGTATTCCGTTGCCGCCTCGGGCGCACCTGAAGCCGCCGCCAATTCAGCTCGGTAAGCTGCTTTCACCTCGTCCGAGGCGTCGTCAGCGGGTTTCTGGATGACGTTTTCGAGCTTCTTATCGTGAGAGGATTTGGTATCAGCGAACCTTTTAACTAATGTCTTAACGTCCTTGACGTCGTCCATTACTTTACTGCCTTTATGGTCCTCTCCTAAATAATCGGGCAGAACATCGGTCCGAAAACTCTCCTCAAATACACCTTCATCGGTTATTCCAATCATTTTCATTTCTCCTTATTGTGTTTTATGTAAATCCACGTCTTCTGGTTCTGGTTCTTCCCGTTCCAAACGGGCGGCGGCCACTACCGCCTGGTGGCCAATCATCTCCATCTCCGCCTCTTCGTTATCAATCCCGCACTTCGCATCTATCAGCATTGCCAGTTCATCTAACATGCATTGTGCCCGTGCCTCATCGGCGGTCATTGGCCTGTCCGGCTTCCTGAACCAGGTCAGTATCAGCTTCTGTAAATCGAACTTGACCCTTTGACCGGCCTTACTGCTCAGAAGCGTATTGTAATAGTCTAATTGTGTCGCCATAATTTGTTAGCGCAGCGTATCGCTCATTCCGGGCACCTGGATACTATCGTCCCAGGCAACACCCAGTTCTTCGAGCTGCTTATTAAATTCCTTGGCTGACTGCCTGCGGGCCGAGACTTTCATGGTTTTTCTTTCCTCAAGCAGTTTGATTATGGCCTTCGCACTTTTTATCCTGCCGAGCTTCTCCAACAGGCCGAGTGCATATACCTTCTGCTCGAATGTAATGCCCTTCCTGAAACCGGCTGGAATATCGTAATACTCACCCTTATGGTTCTTGCGTGAGCCGCCTTTTCGGACGAACTTGCGTATCGTCCGCTCGACCGCCAGTTTATTCGAATTATCCCAGTCGGCAGGGTCCCTGTCCTCGGCGTCGGCCAGGGCCTTGGCCATGATCTCGTCCGGGCGGGGCACATAACCGACCTTCGGCGCACCGGCCGATTTCATCTTCTGGGCATCGCGGCCGCGGGCGGCCCTGGCCTTGAGCTCGGCATTCTCGCGCTCGAGCCTTTTGGCCTTCTGGCCATCCGTCTCATTCTTCGGCGGCCCTGGCGATGGTGCAGGTGCCGTCGGCTTGGTATCCAGCCCTGCGTTCGGGGCGATATCCAGTTTCTTCTCGATTTCCTTTATCCTCACCAGCTCCTGCGGTACGGCGTCCGCCTTCGGTGTGCCGTCTCCCTTGAGATTCGCGGCCCTGAGACCCGTAAGCTCACCTACCAGCTCCTGCCGGGCCGCTTCGTTTTTTTGACCTTGTTTTGCCATTTCCAACTTCCTTTCTTTGAGCCATTGCCCTTGTGGTCAATGTCTCAGGTTTATAACTCACTACATTAAATATTCCCAAACTGTCTCATTGGTTTGTGGATCAATTCGCGTCCTGACTGTGCACCCCTCCGGCAACGAACTCCGCCGGCAACTGCGTTCCCTGTTTTTCTTCCGGGTTTTCCTTCTTGCCCATTATCAGCTCCTTTAATAATCCTAATAAATCACGCGCTTCTTCTTACCTTCTTCACGCTTTTCATCCTGCGTTCGAACTCCTTAAAGGTTATTTTGCCTTCTTTCAGGTCCCATCGCAGCTTTTCTTCTGCCCGGCTGGTCAGGCATGGCCGTCTTTTAGAGCCTTTGCCCGCCTGATTATTCATCGTCATTTAGGTTTCACTGTTTTCGCAACTTTATTCACGCCCGCTCTAATACAACTAAAGCCAAGCGCACCCAACACCGCATAGACTTCATTCGGCAACACAAAAATACCAAGACCCTGCAGCGTGCCCAGGACCGCTATGACAATAGCGATAATATACGTCTTTTTGCCTTTTAGGTATTCAATTAAATCTTTCATAATCCACTTCCTTCAAATTTATTCCGTAACTCCTGCCAATTCCAGCGGACTATTCGGCTCAACCGCCTTACCGAGTCCCGGCACCACTTTTGCGCCTTCTATAGCACTTTCAGCTGCCGCCTGCTCCTGCTCTGCCGCCGCCTGTGCTTCGAGTATCGCCCGGACCTCATCATCGCTCTTTATCAGTGTTTGTTTCATGCCCTGAGCTATCGCCGCATCCTCGATAAGCTCCATCTCGTTAATTTTGAGCAGTGACCGCGGCCACATAGTGCCGATATCGCTGATTACCGCCAGCGCATTTATAGTGCCCCGCGTCTGCATAGTCGCCCTCTGCAGCTGGAACAGCGGCCCGATGAATACCGTCTCAATCTTGCGATTGTCGGGTTCCAGCAGTATGTCCGGCACATCCGGCATCCTGCGTGCTATCTGCTCCTCGAATATCCACTGGTTATCGACTACTTTTTTCAGGTACTGGCTCTCGAATGATTCGGTCACCGGCGATAATAGTACCGCCTTATTACCCTGTATCTGCAGGACCTGGGTCGCCGTCATCGCCGGTCCCTCTAACGTCAGCAACGCATCCCATAGTGGTACGAAGAATTTGTCGTCGATAGTCTCATGCAGCCTTTGGGCCTGGGCATCTGAAATCGGCCAGTTGCCCCGCTGGAACAGCTCTTTTATCGTATTCTTGCCGACATATTTATCGGGTACGTATGTCCTGCCGGCTGGGTTGGTCTGTATCAGGCCCTTCATTAATTTCGGCGCCTCTAACGGCATGTCCGATTCACGATGTACCATCGTCAGCAGGAGTTCACCCAACTTGTTCGCCTGCAGTCCTTCTGTAAGTGCATCGGCAGCTATCGAGGTCCCGTAACTGCAGCCCGGCTCAGCGCCGTAGGCCCATATATTCGGCTCGAACCGCGTACCGCCCTTGAATACCAGCTTCTTCGTCCTGCCGCCCCGCTGACCTGACTGCAGGACATAGAAGACCTTGAACGGCTTGTCCTCACTTCGCAGCGAGTTCGGTTTGGGACTGGCATTTTTATAGACCGCGTACAGAAAATCATATTCCTTAAACGGATTACCCTGACCCTCCGCCTTGGCGTCTCTAATCAGGCCCGCCGGCAGTTTATCCTCATCGAACTCACTGAACGCATCTATCGCCGTCATTTTGACCGGCCTGTGGTAGGTAATCAAATTGCCGAACCTGTCCCGTTTAATATACGAGTCCCTCGGATGCACCGTCTCATAGTGCATTCTGCCGCCGTGGATGTCCTCTTCCGGGATATTGACGCCCGTACCAATGACCGCGGAGTCCTTGGCAAACCATACGCTCTGGCCGTAAAGGTCGGATTCGTTCAGTCCGAATAATACCTGTTCCGCCGCCGCCTGAACGTATTTCTTAACGTTATCATCCTTCATCAACCGGATATTACTGGTCACGAACTGTATCCACGGCATTGTCCGGCTCATCATGTGTGCTAACGAGCCTAAAGCGAATTTATTGGCTGCGTTCGCCGGATGGCCATCATAGACCCTTGTTCCATACTGCTGGCCTTTTTGATGGGTCCTGATACTTTCGCGCAGCATATCAAGCCTTCTCGGCAGGAATATCCTGGTCTCTACATCCCACAGGCCCTCGTAATCCTTCCTGTCATCGACCAGCCGGGTATGGTTCTTGAGAATGATATCGATTATCTGCTTATCGGTCTTATCACTAAAGTCAATCACTATCGACCTCCCAGTTTCTGTGCGAGTTCCGGACGAAGGATATTCACATCGCTTATAGCCAGCATACCGGGCGTCGTTACCCTGCTCGCCCTTCTGCCCCGCGCCTTCCTCTGTCGCTCGGCGACGTCCGCTTCTGCCTTAAATTCTTCAGGGCCCTGCATTGGCGGTAGTATCGGCTCCTGTACCGGGGTGGCTGGTATCTTGGGCTTGCTTGTCTTCGGCATAATTACCTCATCCCACACTCAATAAATCGAACTCTTTTTTCTCGGCCGGCGGCCCAGCGACCTCGAAGCCGGCCGATGAACTAACTGCAGCTCCGCAGAACGGGCATTCGCCCTCTATATTTTCGGCGTTAGCGCCCGCGACACTGCCCGGCCTGGGAACTGCAACTTTTTTTCTACATTTCATACAAACTGCTACCCACATTTCATTACACTTTCAATAGATCTGTTACACCGCGGTCCTCTATATAGCCTTTTTTCCTGGTCGGTTTGGCGCCCGGCCAGCCTAACTGCTCACCGCCTATCTCACCGTACCGGTACACAATGGCCATGTGTCCGTAGGCGTCGGCCATGTGCCTGTGCCACGTCTTCGCCACCATATCGTGGTACACCGTCACTTCATCGGTCGATAGCGCCATGTTCTTCTTCTTACCGTAGCCGGCCATCGCCTTAATGAACGTAACGCATTTGTCCCTGTTAATCTCTAATAGTCCGAACGCCGATCGGCCGGCCTCTATCCGGTCGTCGAAACTATGTTCCGGGCAGGCCTGTAAATCGAAGCCTAATTCCGCAGCTAAATCCAGCGTGGTCTTGCCCGTCTGGAATTTACCGCTCGTCCCCCATTTCAGTTCCGGGCCTGCGAAATGACCGCCGTAAACGTAGGGCTTGGTCTGCAGGACCTTCGCCCAGTTCGGGATGCCCAGTCCCTCATTATCGAAATAGTCGTCTATGACCCTTATCCTGCCGCGTAGAAACTGGATGAATACGACGCCCGTCCAGACGTCGCCGGTATCATTGAACGTATAGACCGGAGCGCTGTCATCCCAGGGGAAGTTGCCGATCCGCTTCTCTTTTTTGGCAGTCGCTAATTTGGCGCCGTAATACGTACCTTCCTTATGGGTCGGGAACAGGCCCAGTACCCTCATCCTGGTACCATCGCCGTTCGGACCGTACTTTTTAACGATCCTTTCAACGTATCCCCTGCCGGCCAGTCCGGGTATCACCCTTCTGTTCTGCTTATAGTTCGGTGTGTCCATCGCCGATATGGTAATAACGTTCCAGCCCTCATCGCTGGTATATGTGGCGTTGCCCTCGTTCTTTTCGACATCCGATGAATAGCAGGCCTTGGCAAAATCGCATTCCGGGTCCGTCGGATTACCGATAGCTATTACCTTGCACCGCTCATCGATTACCAGACCCTCCATCATTGTCCGCCAGATCTGCGGTAGTATCCCGCACGCTTCATCGATTGCTATTAATATCCAGTCGTTGTGCCAGCCCTGCATTTTCGTTGCATGCTCGGCCGCCGAGTCCGGAGAGGTCGAAAATCCTATTGCGAAGTTCTTCTCCCACAACTCGCGGGCCGCCGGCTCCAGTGTCTCGAGTACGTCTTTCGACGGCTTGACGTCCCACTGCAGGCTCGTCATCTTACCGCCTAACGGTACTTGGGCGCCTGCATAAGCTGCATGTATTTCTCGCCATAACTGGTTTCGCACCTGGTTATCGCTGGGCGCTGTCGTGATCACTGTCGATGGTTGAAAGCAGGTTTTGAAGGCAACGATCGCCCTGCCCAGAGTAAATGTCTTCGATACGCTGTGTGAGGCACGGACGGCAGTGAACTGACGGTCGCGAATGGAATTGAGCATTTCGACCATCTTGCGCCAGACGTATTCTCTCGGCAGCGACAGGACCTCTGTAATGAACCCCACCGGGTTCTGCCGGTAGGCCAGCATCCGCTCGTAACTTTTCTCGGTATCAGTAAGTTCAGCCGTTTGCATTTATCCTGCTTTCTTTCCTGACATTATCGCCGCGATGTCCGCTAATGATCTGGGCTCGACCTCCAGTTTCTGCTGCGGTACCCAGCGTTTATCTTTCGGCCCAATATACTGTTTGACTAATTTGGCGGCAGCGGGATCGCCGGCTATCCGCGTTTCTTCCTGCCTGGTAGTTACCAGTACCTCTTTGGTTTGGCGGAGCACTTCTTCGGCAATCATTACCCTCAAAATGCCTTTGGTCATTTTCTTATCGATTTTCAGACCCAGCTTTATAGCGACAAGCTGGATACCCTTTTTGTCCATTCCGCTCAATGCCGGCGTCTTCGGGCCCCTGACCACTTTTTCTTTTATGGTCTTGATGTTCGTATAAGATATGGCCCTTTGCATCATCGCGTGCGTGATTTTGTTGGACTGCAGTCCTTCCAGCAGCTCCTCGCGTGCCGTTACTAATGTCCTGCAAAATTCGGGCTTGTAATATTTCGATGTAGCATTGCGCCAGTGGCTCATCGTCCTCGATGGTATCCCCAATATCTTCGCTAATTTCGTATAGTGCAGCTTGCCATCGGCCTTTATCAGCTGGGCCTCGATAATAATACCCCTCGCCCGCCCTGCTAATTCCGGTGTGTAAAGCGATTCACCCTTATCTAATCGCTGTCCCTTTTTGGCCTTCTTGCCCTTTTTGGCCTTTTTGGTTATTTTTAGTTTAGCCATTCAAATCAAATTCCAGGTTCCTCGCCCCAAATTCCATCTGGTCGGCCAATTGGTTCAGGTCATCGACCCTTTCGGTCTTACCGGCCTCTTCCGCCCTGGTTCCGAGCGAGAGTAACGCCTTGCGGACATCTTCGATACTTCGAATCATATTTTCAATTTCCAGTATCATGACCCATTACATCGGCCCCAAAAAAATAGAGGGCGATTTATTAGATCGCCCTCGTATCGAAAGGAAAAAAGCTGCAAAGCCTATCATGGGTGTGTATGGTACATCAAGCCTCCGAAATTTACTTGCAACAATTTTGTTCCAATTTTACCTTACCCCACCCCGCGTTTTGTCATTTTTCAGCCTGCCGCTTTTCTCTTTCTTAAAAGTCTTCCTGTAATTTTCTCGAACCGCAGACCGTTACATTTCGGACATATCCCCTTCGGCTCGGTCTCGAACTCGAAGCTGCAGCCGATACACTCCCACCAGGTTGTCTCCGGCCCGAAGACCTCTTCTTTTCTGCGTTCTGCCTCAATTTGTGCCTCAAGCAGTTCTCTGGCTCTTTCCTGTTTTTTGCGTTCAATTTCAGAAAGCCTCGCAGCCTCTTGAGCAGCACGTGCTTTTTCCCTTCGTCTTTTACGAACGGTTTTTTTGTAGCTTCGTATCGCCTTTTTCCTATGGCCGGGGTTGTTCTTCTTCATCAAGGCTAAATTCCCTTTCCGGTCCACTAATTTGAGATTTCGCAGAACATCGTTGAGCCGGTTACCATCTTTGTGCACCACAAAGTACCCTTTAGGTACCGGCCCGTGTTTTTGCTCCCAGAGGTATCGTGCATAC